CCCGAGGATCGAGCGGACACCCGCGAGCAGATCCCGATAAGCCTGCACGGCGGGATAGGCGCTGGCTCCCGAGCGGATCGTCGTCAGCCCCGGCATCTCGGTGCCGATCAGGAAGGCGTCGACCCCGCCCGCCGCCGCGCAGAGATGGGCGTAGTGCAGCACCATGCGGCGCAGGCCCCAGTCGCCCGCAGGCCCAATCCACGAAACCGACTGGCCCGAGACGCTGAAGCTGGCGGGCGTCGCCGCGCCGAACAGCGCCGCGACCTGTGTGGCGGCCGTGGCAGTCTTGTCCACCGTCCCGGCGTATCCCGCCGCAGGCGAACACGTGATCCGTCCTCGCCATGGAAAAGCGGGCTGGCCTGTCACAGCGGCGTTGTCGGAATATGGGTTCGGCAGGCTGTTGCCGGGCGGCACATCCATCAGGATGAACGGATAGAAGGTGACACGCAGTCCGCGCGCCTTCATCTCCTGGATCGCCTGCACCACCGCGAAATCGGCGGGCGTGCCGCCATAGACCGGGCGATCCTGATCGTCGCGGCTGACCAGAAAGGCATTGGCGCGGCTGACGCCGCTCACGGACCATGCCGACGGCGTGGTGGTCTTGGCGGTGACCTCAACCCCGGGCCGCACCTTGCAATTGCCTGCCCGAAGATCGTCGCCGAACCAGGCCACGACCAGCGACACGCTCTCGACCTTCGGAGCCATGGCTTGCAACCGGTCCAGTGCCACCACCATGTCCGCGGTGTCGCTCAGCGCGTTGATGTTCTCGGGCTCCGACGACCCTCCGCCGCCCCTGCGGATGCCCTGCGTGGCATAGGCGAACTCGCCCGAGGCCGGGATCATGGTGACGGCCTGTGTCAGCCCTTCCGCCGTGTCGGGATCGGCAAGCGGACGGAACACCTCGAAACTCAGCTGCGGGATGCGGTTGCCGTAGTTCCCCAACGGCAGGTCCTCGAAGACCACATAGGCGGTTCCGCGATAGGCGGGCGTATTGGCTACGCCCATCTTGGCTGTAATGAACGGATCGGCCACCTGGCTCTCATCGCCCGGATACCAGCGCCAGGTGATCCCGGCGGTGTCCAGCAGTTTCCCATCGGCCCAGATACGGCCAATGCCGGTGATCGGACCCTCGCAGAGCGCGACCGCGAAGCTCGCATAGTAGAAGTATTCGGTCGTCTTGACCTTGCCGCCACCGCCACCCCCACCGCCCTTGCCGCCGCCTTGCGTGGTGGTCTTTGTCTCCTCGCGGAAATCCGTCGCCCAGACGATATTGCCACCGATCCGCATGCGGCCGTAGAGGCGCGGGATCACCGCCCCTTCGGTGGCCGAGGTGATGCGCAGATTGTCGAGCCGCGCGCCTTCGATCCGCTGGGTGGGTGCCAGTGACGAGATGATCCAGCTGTCGACCACCGATCCGATTGTGGAGCCGATGAAGCCACCGATGGTGGCAGCGCTGACGCCGAGGATCGCGCCGCCGATGCTGCCGCCAATGGCAGCGCCAGCGGCACCTAGAACGAGGGTGGCCATGCGATGATCTCAGCGTTGCGGGAACAGGAAAGCGAAGGCGATGCGCCGCCGCCAGGACGGGGTGAGCAGTTCCTCGATCACGCCAAGGCGCTCATAGGCGTGGAGGAAGGTGTCGGGCCCGGTGAGGATCCCGACATGCTTGGCAATGGCGCGGGGCTGCATGCAAAAGAGGACCAGCGCGCCGGGACCGGCGTCAGCAGGTGCGATTTCCGGCATCATGCGCCGCGCGCCCTCGGCCAGCACCTCGCGCGGTCCGGTCTCGCCCCAGTCGCGGCTATAGGGCGGGATCGGGAACGGTTCAGGGCCGACGACCTCACGCCAGATGCCGCGGGCGAGCCCAAGGCAATCGCAGCCAACGCCCCGGAGGCTGGCCTGGTCGTGATACGGCGTGCCGAGCCAGGAGCGGGCAACGGCGATGACGCGTTTGGGGTCAGCGGAGGTCACAGCACGGACCCATCATGCCCGCCGTCCTTGGTGGCGTAGCGGAGTACGGCGTCTTGCCCCGGAATGTGTGGGAACCCACGGAAGTTGGCGGTATTTGCGAACTTCGCGCCGCAGGTCTCTAGGCGCTTGTCGCACCCCGCGCGGACAATGAAGACGTCGCCTCCGGCAATGGACCGCACAGGCGCTTCGAGCAATGTCACCACAGCGATGCCGTCTGTCACGTCATGTGCAATGACTTCCGCTCGCCGCCCGGCATTGGCCCCGCTGGTCCATTCGACGGTACCAAAGGTGAACCAGCCAGAGGAAAAACTGCCGAGACCCGAGGCGGTGAACGCCCGATCACGCAGGAGATCGATCACGGCGCCAGTGCCCTTGAAGGCGGCACCCTCCAGATCAACCCCGCAACGGGCATCGCCGAGTGCGGCATCACAGGTCGCCTGAAACGTCCGCCCGACCGTCTGGCCCAGCACATGGGCCAGGGATCGAACCTCGGCGACGAAGGCCAATCGCCCGCGTCGAATCTGGCCGATGGCACCGCGTCGCATCAGCACGCGTTGCGACGTGTCGGTCCAGTTCACCCGCCAGACCTCGACCTCCGCATTGTCCCAGCGCCCATCGAGGATGTCAGTCTCGATGATGCGGTCGGAGGTCAACACGCCCTCGGCGTCCTGTGCATCGACCGACAGGTCGGAGCCAGAGCGGACCTCTGACGCCGTCAACCCGCTTTCCGGCTCGAAATCGGTACCGTCAAAGCTGAGCGTCCGGTCATGGTCGGTGAAACCGAAACTCGCGCCGTCCGCCCGCGAAATCCGCCAACACCAAGCGAGCGTGGTCGTGCCATCGTCGAGATGGGCTTGCAGGTCGGGGGAGAGGGTTTTCATCGGCGGAGTTCCAGAAGCGGAATGGAGGTGATCGAGCCCAGCCGCTCAAGATCAAGCGTCACGTCGAGCGCATCGGTGTCGAAGCGGACCGGCACGTCGAACTCGAAACCTGCGGTGATGGAGACGCCCGCCCCGGGTGCGGCGTTGAAGGTGACGAGGCCCGTCGTGGTGTCGACCGACCAGCCTGAAAGCTGCTCGACCCCACCGAGCGCGATGCGCACGACTCCGTCCACTGGCTTGGCGATAAACCGTGTCCAGGACTGCGCCCCGGAGGTGTAGCGCTTCACCAGCTGGAACGCCGTCGCTGCGCCATCACCGGTGCCAATCGCCTGGTCGGTGGGAGATGGTGTGCTTGAGGGCAAGCAGGACTTGTAGTCGCCCCAGTCCTTGAAGCGGAAACCATATAGGCGACCGTTCCGCGCCTCAAAGAACGCTACGACCGCCGCAAGATCATCAGCGCGGCGGATACCGTAGGCGACGTCGTAGCGGCGACGCGAGTTCGCCCAGCTGGCGTTGCGCTCTTCGTCCCCCGAGGCGAGTTCAACGATCTGCGTGCGCCGTTCCGGCCCGCCGCGTGCGCCCCGGCTGATATTGTCGGGAAACCGGACCTCATTAAACGCCATTACATGCCCCTCCGACCCATCGACACGGCGCGGGCGATGTCGGCCGCGACTTGCGTGCGCGATTGTCGGAAACTTTCGGCGTCGCGGGCCATGATGGTGACATTGACCCCACCGCCGCCGTAGCTCTGTTCTTCACGCCGCGACAACACCCGCTCGCCCCGCTGCAGGATTGCAGGCACCTCGTCGTGGCGGAGCCCTGCAACGCCGCCGGAGTGCATCCGGGGCGCGGCCGCGAAGGCCATCGCTGGGACCATCCGCGAGGGTCCAGTCGCTCCAACCGTGCCGCCTGCATGCAAGATGTTCGCGAAGATCCCGCCCGCACTCCCAAGCGCGCCGGAGAGCGCATTGGCGATAGGTCCAAGGATGAACCGTCGGGCCGCCAGCTTGGCGAGATCGGCCAACAGCGAGGTGACCAGACCGCGAAAGTCGAGCTTGCCCGTTTTCACGAATTCGCCAACCGCATTCTCGGCCGACTGAAACGCGCCAACCAGCGCCTGGCCGATATCGCCGCCGATATCCCGGGCCTTGCTGGCATAGTCGCTGAGCGCTGCGGTGACCGCCTGCCAGCCGCTGACGGCGGCTTCGGTGTCGGGTTCGGCGGCAGCGGCTGTAGCTCCGGCCGCTGTACCTGCACCCGTGGCGGCGCGTCCGGCATCACCAAGGGCGGTTTCCAGACGGTCAGCCGCGTCCGTTGCTTCGCTCAGCGCGTCCGCGCCACCTTCATCGCTGCCCCGCACTGCATCGCGCAACGCCTGCCAACTGGCGAGCGGCGCGCGTGCCCCCTCGGCCAGATCGCGCGCGGCACCGCGATAGGTATTTGCGGTGGCAAGCGCAGTATTGGCCGCTTGGGTGAGCCCGAGATCGGGTGCAGTGAGCGGGTTGTTCTCGAACGCCCGGTCGAAGGCGGATTGCGCGGCGGTGGTTGCAGCCGTTGCGGCACCTTCGAAACGGTTCTCGATCTGACCCAGCTCAAGATCGGGGATGATCGAGATGCGCCGCTCGGAGCCGAGCGCTTCCAGCCCTTGGTTAATCCCACCGATGAACGTGTTGATCCGCGAGACGACGCCATTCAGCATCGCCTCGACACCGTCGATCAGGCTGTTGGCCGCCTGAAACGCCAGGTCACCGATGGCCGCCGGGAGCATGCCCCAGATTGCCTTGATCGCCTCATAGGCGCCCTCAAACGTGTTCGCAGCTGTGTTGCCAAAAGCCACGACGCTCTCGATGGCGCTCTGCACTCCGGAGGCGGCATCGGCCTTCAGATCGAAGAACATCGCCGTGGCCGCAGCGCCCGCCGCCGCAGCCCCCATCTTGATACGGTCCCAGACCTCGACGGCGAGGTCCTTCAGGAGCGACATTGCCTCGCCAAATCCGCCCGCGCCCGACACGAGGCGGGTGAACTGGTAGACAAGCTCGCCAGCGCCAACGATCAACGCCCCGATGCCGGTGCGGATCAGCGCGCCGCGCAACAGGACCAGCGCCGTGGCGAGCCCACGGACCGACAGCGCTGCGACAGCCATCCCGGCGACCCAACGCCCTGCAAGAAAAGCCACAAAAGTGGCGGCATAGGTGGTCAGACGGCCGATATTGTCGAACAGGCCTCGGATCGCGATGCCGAGTGGCCCGGTGCGGTTGGCCACGGCCGCCATAGCATTCGCGACCGCTTCCAGCGCGGGGGCGGCGGCAACCGCCAGCTGGTTTGAAAGCCCGCGCCAGATCAGCCCCAGCCGGGAGATCGCGTCATTGGTTCGCTCGATCTGGTCGGCATCCTGCTCGGAGACGACGACACCGAAGGCAAGCACGTCCTCGGTTGCTTGGCGGAGCGTCGCGGTGTCGATGCGCGACATCGCGATGGAGCCTTCCTCACCAAAGAGCTGACCCGCGACGGCCGCGCGCTCTGCGGCGGGCACGAAATTCTCGATGGCCGCATTGATCGCACCCACCCGCTGGTCCAGCGGCAGACTGATCAGCTCGGTGGCCGAGAGCCCGAGTCGATCCAGCGCGTCAGCAGCAGGTCCGGTCCCGGCGGCAGCCTGGCTGAGCCGTCGAGTCAGATCCTTGGTGGCCTGCTCAATCCCGGAGATGGAGACGCCCGCCAACTCACCCGCCCGCTCCAACGTCTGGATCGAGGCAACCG